ATGACAAATGTGTTGAATACTATGATAAATCTGCTGAGCATGATCTTACTAGAGTTTTATATGATTCTTGTTCTGTTGATGAAATGTGTGCTACTATTCATTATGAATTTGAAAAATTCAAAAGACCAGATGGTACATATGTTAACATGCTTGTAGGTATAGATCACTCAACATTATTTGGATTAACAAGAGGACAAAGGGATAAATTTGAGATGCTCTCAGCATTAGGCGAGGCACTTACTATGATGAAAAAGAAATATCCAGTAGCTTTTGTAGTATTAAGTCAGCTTAATAGAAATATAGATAATCCTGATAGGCAGAGAGATGGTGAGTATGGTAATTATGTATTAGATTCAGATATATACGGGTCAGATGCTTTATTGCAGCATGCGGATGTAGTATTAGGTATAAATAAACCTTCTCTAAGAAAGATAAGACAGTATGGACCTGATAGATATATTATAAATGATGAAGACTTATTAGTCTTTCACTTTCTAAAATCTAGAAATGGTACCACAAGGATGAGCTTCTTTAAGCTAGATAGAACAGTCATGAGGATTGTAGAGATAGCTACACCAGCACAAGCAACAAAAAAAGTATCAATTTAAAATGTAAATAGAATATGAGAAAAGAAAAAGAAAAAGAGTTTTTTGCGCAACACATGGAGACATTTAGAGCTCATGGTATTGCAGATCCTACATTTATTATTAAGACAGCTTACTTTGTAAAAGGTAAAGCAGAAAGGCAATTTCAGCTTTTTGAGTCTGAAATAACTAAAGGAACTGATATATACATAGAGTTCTATGACAATGTTAAAGATGAAAAAGATAATGTCACTGACATTATACCTTTTAATTCTGATAGACAATTGTTTAAGTATAAAAGCAATCCTTATTATGGAGAAGAGTATGAGATGAAAGAAGGTATGAACTATAAAGGGGAACCTTACAAACTTTATACTATTCCTGTAACTGAATTGCGTGCTGTTCTTAAAGATAGTACTGAAATACCTTATAATGTATATCAAAAAAGAAAAGATGTAGGTGAACCTGCTGAAGCCCCAGTTGAAAACATTAAACTGCCAAGACTTCAGAAGTCTTTATTTCCTGATTTTGAACAAGAATTTCCTAATAAAGAAAGTAACTTGTCACTTGATGATGTTTATAATACAGAAATTGCAGATGCACCTTTATCTGAAATAACTATCAGAGATCTTGCGGCAATTATGCTTATGAAACCTATAAGTGCAAGACCTTGGTTAAATGATATTATTAAACAAACAAAAAGTGAAATATGAGTATAGTACTTCCAACAAATAAAGTAATGGCTACTCAAGTTAACCCAAAGAGGTTACTTGTTTATTCAAAACCAAAGACTGGTAAAACAACTGCTTTTGCCGGACTTGAAAACAATCTAATTATAGATTTGGAGAATGGTTCTGATTATGTTGATGCTCTTAAGATTAAAGTTAGTAATCTTCAGGAGCTATTAGATGCCGGTAAAGCAATTAAAGAAGCCGGTAAACCTTATAAGTATGTTACTATAGATACTGTAACTGCTTTAGAGACTATGATTATGCCACTTGCCATTAAATTGTTTAAAGCAACCGCAATGGGAAAAGGTTTTACAGGTGATACTGTTGCTACTTTACCAAATGGTGCAGGATATTTATATATCCGTGAAGCTTTTTTTCAAGTTTTAGATTTTATTGATACCTTAGCACCCCATATTATTTTATCAGGTCACATTAAGGACAAGGTAGTTGATGATAAGGGAGAAATGGTTATGTCTGCCAATATTGATTTAACTGGTAAGATAAAATCATTAATATGTGCCCAAGCTGATGCTATAGGTTACATGTATAGAAAAGAAAATAAAACTATTTTAAGCTTTAAAACTAATGAAGAAGTTACTTGCGGTGCAAGACCAGAACATTTAAGAAATCAAGAAATAGTAATTTCTGAGATGATTGAAGGAACTCTAATAACAGATTGGAGTAAAGTATTTATTAATAACTAAAAATTTAAAAATGAGTGAAGAAAACAAACCAAAAACACCTGATAAGTTAGATGGATGTATGCAATTAATTGTAGTAATAGTATCTATTATTGCAATAATAATATGTTTTAGAGCGCTAATATAATTATAACAACTAAAAATAAAATAACAATGGGATTAAGTACAAAAGATCTAGTAACAAGTGGAGGCGGAGGGCTTCCTAAAACAATTGCACCTGGTAATCACAGATTAAAAATTAATAGCTTAGTGCTAGAAGATTTTACTTTTATTGATGGAGCTAAACATTTAATTTTGAATGTTGAAACAGAACCAATTGAAGGTTTTGAAGGATTTTTCTTTGATAAAACTGATGAGAGTCTGGGAAAACATAAAGGTCAAGTAGGTAAAGTTAAAGGTAGTATGTATGCATTTGCAGACGGTACTACTAAAAGCGGAATTAAGATTGAAAGAGATAAATCCCTTATGATTTATTTTAAAAGTTTATGTAATAATCTAGATATTTCTCAATGGTTTGAGAGTCAAGATAATTTACATGATACTATTGATCATTTTGTAATTGCTTTTAATAAAACTGCACCATTTAAAGATATATATCTAGATTTTTGTGTAGCTGGTAAAGAGTATACTGATAAAAATGGTTACAATAACTATAATTTATATCTTCCAAAAGCAGACAAAGGTAAATATGCTTATGGTAGTATTAAAGATGGTAAAGTATTAACTTTTGATGAAAGTATTCATTTAAAGAAACAAGAAGTACAAGAAGTTAAAAACTTTGGTGATGATGATGGTTTATCTATCCCAAATAAAACTTCTACTGATTTTAGCTTAGACTAATTAAATAGTCAAAGAGGAGTCAGTTATTGCTTCTGGCTCCTTTTTTTATTTTAATTATGTGTTATGATTTCAACTAAAGGATTAATCTCTGATGTAAAAGATGTACCTGATGAGTGGGTATTTGAATATTATTTAAATCTAAAGGAAAAGCTTAGTGGTCAAAATATAAAAATGCTATCTGCATTTAATCCAAAAGATAAGGTTCCGTCAATGTTTGTTTATTATGATGTAATTTCTAATACATATAAGTTTAAGGACTTTTCTTCAGGTAATCAAGGCAATGGTTGGAAACTAATACAGCTTTTATATAATCTTTCTATTGGTGATGCTGCTAAAAAGATTATGAATGATTATCATAGCTATTTAAAAGATAATAAAGTAGCTGAAACTAGGGAAATCATTATTCATGATAAGTTCAAAGTAGTAGATTATGAAATGAGGCATTGGAATAGTTTAGATCAAATCTATTGGACAGGATTTAAAATTGGATCAAAAATGCTTGATGAGTATAATGTAGTTCCTTTAGAATTCTTTACAATGGAGAAAGAAGAAACAGATGGTACTATAACTTCATTTGTATTTAAGAAACCATATACTTATGGTTATTTTAGAAATGACGGGAGTTTATACAAAATTTACATGCCCAGGGTACCAGATAAGAAATTTATAAAGGTTGAGAATTATATTCAAGGTGTAGATCAGCTTAAGTATAATAGTAAATATTTATTGATTAGCTCATCTCTTAAGGATTTAATGTGTTTTAATAAACTAGGTATTAATAATATTGAAGTAATTGCTCCGGACAGTGAGAATACTATGATAGGTGAGAGAGCTATGAGTGAGTTTGTAAGACATTATCAAAAGATTATTGTTCTGTTTGATAATGATGAGCCGGGGATAAAAGCAGCTGAAAGATACAAACATATGTATGGATTTAATTATATAATCTTACCTATGGAGAAAGATCTTTCAGATTCTGTTAAGCTGCATGGTTTAGATAAAGTTAGAGATGTGTTATTTTCACTATTAAAACAAGCATTATGAGCTGGTTATATGAAGGAAGACCTTTTAATGATAGCATGATTCCAGATGGAGCCGTAGGTTTTGTGTATGAGATGGAAGCTGTTATTAATGGAAAGTCTGTAAGATATGTAGGTAAGAAGAACTTTTACTCTGTTACAAAAAAGAAGTTTGGTAAAAAAGCAATGGCTAATGTAACAGATAAAAGGACTAAAAAGTATGAAACTGTTACTAAACCTAGTTATCAAAACTACTACAGTAGTAATGTAGTTCTTAAAGAAGCTCACAAAGCTGGTGTAAAGATTAAAAGATTTATGGTCAAGATATGTTTTTCCAAAATGGAACTAACATATTATGAAACTAAATATCAGTTTATTAGAGAGGTTCTTGAAAAAGAAGAATTCCTAAATGGAAACATATTAGGTAGGTTTTATAAAATCAAATAATTATGAGAAAATTTTATGACTATAGAGGTTTGCCACCAGCAGATGCTCAAAAATTTCCTATAGAAGGTAGAGTAATATTAAAAAGTAAAAAGTATTGGTTATGTTGGATTTATAAAGATCCCAATTGGTTTTTAGAAAGACAAAAACTAAGCAAAGGATTTATTGTAGCTCCTAGAACTATTTATTTATATGATATTTATATTGCTACTTCTTTTTGGAATGCTTTAAAGTATTTTATAAAAGTAAGTTTTAAAAAAAAACAAAATAACTATGAGTAATAACAGACATATCTGGGAAGGTTGGACTGTAAATGATTTTATCAATGAGTTGGAAATAACATTTCCGTACCAAAAATTTAAAACAAAGGATGATGTTAAACAATGGTGTAAGTCTGAACAACCTTACTACAAAAAACACATTCCTGAAGTAGTAAAATATTTTATTCAAAAAGCAAAAGTATGACAGAAAATGAAATGACAGGCCTTCTACTTAAGTTGGCTGATATGGGTATTACTGGTATTAAAGTGCATTATGATGGTGGAGGAGACTCCGGTGCTGTGGAAGCAATTGCTTATACTAAAGTAAAGTGTGCTACTCCAGGAGATGTAGATGATGAGATTGATGTGTGGGATAATGATATGAGTTTATCAAAGTTAGATTCAAGTGCTTATTCTTTAATTGAAGATTTTGCTGATAGTAAAATTCTTAATGATTTAGAAGACTGGTGGAATAATGAAGGTGGTTTTGGAGATTTATGTATATGTATTCCTTCAGGAAAGTATTTTATAAATAATCATGTAAGAGTTACTGAGACAGAAGACTTTTTTCATGATGGAGATTTATTAAGTAAAACAGAAGAATAATGGCACATCCTTTAGAACACTGTAAATCCTCAATAAAAAAATGGGGTGGAGAATGGAGTGATTACATTGCAATTCACAATTGGTTTGATGAAACTAAAAAATGGATTGGTCATAGTAAACACAGAATGTTTAGACATCATAGTGAAGGTATATTTGAATGTGAAAAGATATTTGGAATGTCTTTTGTCAACTCAGATGGTAAAACTGTATATACTAGATATGTTGCAGAACAACATGTTAAAGAGGATTGTAATAACTACATTCCTAGTGCAAAAGAATGGATTACTATGATTGAATCTGGTAAACCTGAGAAATGGGCAATTAAAACTTTAAAAATAGAAGACTAATGAAAAAAGTAAATAACATATTTACAGTAGATACTGTAACAATAGATGGTTCTTATATAAAACTAACTGGAGTATATCAGATACCTGAAAGTTCACCATTTGAAAGAGGAGATATACT